ATGCTGATGTTCAGGACCGACGTCTTGGCGATCCCGAAGTCAACCGCGCAGAAGTTGGACCCGGAGATCATGGACCGGGCGCGGAGGCTGACTCATTACCAGCCCGGCGCGGCGGTGGCGAGCAATCGGAGCGTGCGATACGCTGGATTGGACATGGGTGGGCGCTGCTGGTTTGTTGTGCGCGAGGTGGTGGGCGCCCAAGAGAAAAGAATCGTGTGGGCCGAGTCCATCCCGCTCCAACAAGTCGGCGTGCGCGTGCCGCAACTCTGCGAACAACTGGGCGTCTCCTGCACGTTCATCGACCAGATGCCAGAAACGAGCGAGAGCAGGCGTCTGGCGCTTCGACTGAACGGGTTGGAGCAAGTCTCGACATTCCCGCGCATTCCCGACACGGGGCAATGCCACGTCGCGTTTCCGGGTGGGCTTACGTTCATCCGCGACCACAACGGGGACGAGAAGTGGCAGGGGTTGAAGGCTGCCGTAGTCCGTTTCGACGTTCGGAAGCTGGGCGACGGGATGCGAATCAAGGCGGATCAATTCATCGGGCCGAATGGCAATTCGATATGCGTCCCACTCATCGCGTGCAACCGCATGGAGGCCGTGGACTCTGTTGTCCGTGAGTTCCTGACGCCGGCAGAGGGTGAGTTTGTGCCCGGTGCTGATGGCTCGCCCGCGCAACTGCCAATCATTCGGCTCCCAACCCATAACGCGGACATCTGGCGAGAGTTTGATGAACACCACATTTCAGGCTCCGAGCGCGACAAGGACGAGTCCGGCGGGTTAGGCGATTATGTCGATGGCATTGCAAACCACTTGCTTTTCGGCAATGCTTACTCCCGACTGGCCGAGGTGGTGGGCGCATCCTCCAAGCCGGTGCCTCTTGCATTTGGCAGGGGGACTCGCGAGCAACGCACTACCGGATTATGACACCAGAGCAAACCTCACCCGGAAAACCGGGACTAGATTTTACCCGCGTTAGGCAGTCGATGCAATTCAGGTTCAACCCGGTGCGGCAGGCGACGGCCGAGCGATTGGGAACCGAGCTGGACGCGTTCTACACGGGGTCTTTGACCATTGCGCGCTTCTGGGAGGCGATGCAGAACCGAGACCCCGAGGTGAGGACTGCCGGCGGAAAGCGCGGGGATGCGATGGAAACGCTGAACTGGACCGTCAACGTTGATGAAGATACGTTTGATGATGATGACGCGGCTATGGTGGCCATGGCTGACGCTCAAAAGGACGCGCTCCAACGCTTCTACAGCCGATTGCGCGTCACTGACATCATGAAGCAGGACGTCCTCGGTGGCGTTGGTGTTCTTGCTCGGCAGATGTTGGACGCACGAGCCAAGGGGTGGGCGGTTCACGAGATCATTTGGAAGCCAGACCCGAACGGAGAATTGGCCGCCGAGTTGCGCTTCTGCCCGCTGTACTGGTTCGAAAACCGCTTCGGAAAACTCCGGTTTTTGGAATCCGATTACCAGACCTATGGAATCGAGATGAAGGCTGGCGAGTGGCTCGTCACGGCGGCCGACAACTACATGGAAGCCGTCACGACGCTCTGGCTGTGCAAGCGAAGCCTGCTTCAGGCATGGGTGAGGTTCTGCGAGAAGTTCGGGCAACCGATCCCCGTGATCAAGACCGACGCGGCCAAGGGATCTGCCGAATGGAACAACGCCGAGGACGCGCTTGCGGCCATTGGAGAGGATTGGGGGCTTGTCCTGAACAACGCGGCGAGCCTTGAGTTTCCTTCACTGGATCGGAGCGGGGACAACACCTTCCAGTCGCTTCACGAAGACCTGAAACGCACCATCGTCACGATCATTCTCGGCAGTGACCTTGCGACGATTTCAGCGGGATCCGGCCAAGGGCAAGGGGCATCCCTGCAAGGCCAGGAGGACGCCAAGCGAGAGCGGGCGGACGCTTCACTCATCTCTGAAACGCTGAACCGCCAGTTGGACAAGTTTGTGATCAACTACATGTTCGGGCCAGACGTGCCTGTGCTTGTGAAGTTTGCCTTAGTGCCTTCCAAACGACAGGACATCGCGCAAGAGTTGGCCGTGGATAAGGAATTCCGCGCAATGGGAGTTGAGATCAGCAAAGCCGACATTCGCGAGCGTTACGGGCGATCAGAGCCGAAGGACGGCGAGGAATTGGTTGGCCAAGTCGATCAGCCCGATTCAGTGGAAGCGGGCCAACAGAACGCCGCAGAACCGGACCACGCAATGGCAAACGAGGCGCAATTCGCAAACGCTTTGCGTAACGAGGCGATCAAGGAAATCGCCAAGGCGCGGTCAATTGAAATGATCAGCGTTGCTGAAACCTTGAAGGACGTTTTGCAGATGGATGACGCGGCGAAAATGCTCAACGCGCTCAAGACTTGGCAGTTGAACGCGACCGAGAGAGCCAAGCGAATCCTCGCAAACCCTACCCAGTTCGGGTTAGTTTGGGAGAAACACCTTGCGACAAACGTCCTAACAGGGATTTCATCGGCACCGAAGGCTTAGTTGCCTTCGCTATGGGCCGACTCAATAAACGCATCCGGTGGGGCCGGTTATACTTCTGCAACGATTCCACATCGGAGCAGGTCTTCACGAACGGGAATGAGCTGTCCGTTGGCGAGGATGGTTTCGCGTTGCTGGCTCCCTACGGAGACTCTAAGTACCGCATTCCGGCCAATGGTGGATTTCTCACGGTAATCCAGCGAATCACGAAGGAAAACGCCGTTGAAATGGTCAACGCGTTTAACTCACTCGTGGGCCGCGTGCATCGGTGGATGAAAGGCGCGCCGATCTACCTCGGGCACCCTGACGACGCAACAACTGGGCATAAGTACCCCGTTAAGGATGAGATGGGAATGTTCGCGGACCTGCAAGTCCGGGACAATGGGTTATACGTCAAACCCATGTTCAACTCCAAGGGTGCGGCTGTATTGGAGCGTCCTGAGAAGCTGTTTTTCAGCGGCCGATGGCCCGTCAAAAAGACCGGCGATAAAGACGGTATGCCCGTCTATGAGCCGACGTCCGTCACTTCAATTGGCATCACGCGCAATCCAAATTTGCCGACGGAGATGCTCAACGAAAACCCCAATATCATGGAAAAATCCAAACTGATTGCATTGCTCGCCAAGGCGGGCATCACGCTTTCGAACGAGGCCACCGACGAGCAAATCATCGCGGCTCTCGACGGCGTCAACACAGCCAAGGCCGCCGCTGACTTGCAACTCGCGAATGAAAAGGCTGAGAAGGAGGCGGCGCTTGCCAAGGCAAAGGAAGCCGAGGTCACCCTTGCCAACGAACGCAACGCGCAGGCCATCACCTTGATCAACGAGCGTATCACTTCCGGCGTGATTACCGCTGCGGAGAAGGCCCTTTGGGAAAACCGCTTGAAGACCGACTTCGTGAACGAGTCCAAGGCTCTCGCCGCGTTGCCGGCCAAGATCAAGACCACCGGCGCGCCCGGCGTTGACGGATCCCGCTCTCGCATTCCCGCCGAAACAAAGCAGGCAAGCGAGCAACTGATCCAGTTCGCGAATGCTAAAATGGATGAGGTCCGCAAGGCCAAGCCTTCCGCGAGCCATCAGGACCAATGGCGCGAAGCGTTCGCACTCGCATCTGCCGAACACCCCGCCCTCGTCACCGCAATCAACAACCCCTAATTTATGCCCGATCCTGTTCCTGTGCTGACTCAAAAAGACGCCGCTGAACTCGCCGCATTCCGCTCCAACGCGGAGCGCGATAAGCGAATCGAAGCCGACATGGACCGCCGCCGGACCATCTGCAACGGCGCGATTCCCGACGCCATGTTGCGGGAAATCGCAACCGCGAGCATCGCGCACGACGAGAGGCACGCCGCAAAGGAAGCCGCTGAATCTTCTGCAAAGAAGTAACACCAACCCCACCTTCAAGACATGAAACACGAGACAAACGACTTGCTCCGCTCCGCGTTGAAGCGAGTCAATTCCACCATCCGCTCCATTGGTCGCGGCGTTCAGTTCGATCTGAAGCGCATGCGCTCCGATTGGAGTCCTGCCCAAAACTTCGCCGCGTTGAAGCGGTTGATGGAGCGCGGGCACTTCCAATTCGTAAACGACGTCAACACCAAGACGCACCCCGACGGCATCATTTCGAAGCTCGGCGACACCGCCGTTGCTCAATACTTGCTGGTGCAAAAGGGCGCTTCCGCCCCCGCCACCAACGTCGCAGTGTTCACCTCCGGCAACCCTTTCGGCGTGACTCTCTACGGCGGGTTGAGCACTACCGAGTATAACCCAGTGCGGTTGCTCTGCGGGGGCGTCGGCACCGTGACGATGACTTCCGACTCGTCCGCAGCTGTCGCTGTTGGCGACATCCTCGTCGGCGTTTCTGGCGGCACTGTGAAGACCAACACCGCAACCAGCGCTGAAGCCATGATCATCGGCGTTGCAATCGAAGCCTGCGCGAACGGCGCGACCGGCACGGACAAGGAATTCGAGGTTATGCCTTGTTATAACAACAAGAGCGTCTAATCAACCCTGACACCACACCAAGGAATCATATGACTTTTCCTGCAATTACCGACTTCACAAACGCCCGCGACTACGCCGCTTCCGTCGAGCTTCCTTACGACGACGGCGGGGAGCATGTGGACAAGCAAATTTACGTGGCGAACGACACTCGTTTCGCGGCGTCCACCTACAACCAACCGCTGACCACGTTTGCCGTTGGCGGATGGAACAACCCCGGCCTTGATGCTGAGCTGAACGCTCTCGTTGGCGCTCCCGTGCGTGTGCCGAAGCGTTTCAATTACAAGGTCTGGGCGAACAATGAAGCCTTCAAATCCGAGACCGACGACATCCGGGCCATCGGAGCCGAGTTCCAAGAGGTTCGACTCGGCACTACCGAGGTCAACACTCAGACCGTGCCTCGCGGTTTGATCATCTCTGTCGACCGTGAAGAACTGTCCGACGGCGTCATTTCGGAGCAGCAATACATCCAGTATCTCACCGACCGGCTGAAGCTCAACCAGCTTCGCCGTGCCGCTGCGTTGTTGCTCGCCGCTGGCGCTGGACCTCAGGCGCGAACGTGGCTCACGGGCACCCGCGATGCCGACATGGACGTGATTACGGAGATCAACGACTACAAGGCTGCGGCCGGTATTCGCCCAAACACCATCGTTTATGGCGATACCGCTTGGCTTGGTCGAATGACCACGCTTCGCGGCCTCGCCACCGCTGGCGGTTTCGCCGGTGCGTCGATGAACGAGCAGCAACTCGCTGCGTTCTTTAAGGTTGGCCAAGTCTTCGTTTCGAGTTCCGCTTACCAGAGCGCGACCGCAACCAAGACCATGATCAACGCCGCGAACGTGCTTGTGTTCAACAAGTCCAATTCCGGCCTTTCGTTGGATCCGTCCAACATTAAGTACTTCTGGAGTCCCGCCCCTTCCGGTGGCCAAATCGAGGCTTTCCGGTACGAGGTCGGGTCCAGCAAGATCGTGCTGGGCGTTCGTCACAACGAACTTCTCGCGATCACCTACAGCGGTGGCATCCAGGCGATGACCATCAGCTAACCATTTCGGTTGAGTTCATACCCCCACGGGGCCGTCTGGTTTCGCTCGCCGGGCGGCCCCCTTTTTCTAAAAACCCATGGCTTGGATCACCCTAACTCAGGCGCACGTTGAAAACTACGTTGTCGCGGCCCTCGTAACTGCGATCAACAGCGCGGCGCTTGGAGATTCGCAGACCGACCGCTTCACGTTGGTTCAAGCCGACGTCACGGCGGAAATTCGCATGGCCGTGGCGAGCAACGAGGGGAACATACTGGACTCCGACGCGACCAAGATCCCCCAGAGCCTACGGAGCGCCGGCGCGTGGCTCATCGCGGGATACATGGCACAGGGACTTGGAATCCCACTGACAGACCAGCAAGCAAACGAGCTTGCCACCGCACGGGAGCGCATCTTGGCGGTGTCTCGTGGCGACTTGACGGTTGAGCAACCGGACACTTCTGACGATTCGCCAGACGGGCAAGCGGGTGCAGGCGTGGCGATGATCACGCCGCAAGTGCGAGTTTTCACGGTGAGCACGATGAACGGACTATGAGGAAATTCTTTGCAATTCTGACGCTGGTTTTCGCCGCGTGCTTGTTCACGCGATCCGCGACGATCACGGGGCCTATTTATCTGGCCTATTCGAACCGCCCTTACTCCGGC